CAGTTCAGCATTGCCCAAATGACTAAAATAGTAATATTCATAGCCGCTCTAGCTCCAGCATTTGCCGCACTTGGTGTTGGATTAGGAGCATTTGGATTAGCCGCATTCGTTGCTCGTGGAGCTATGGATCGACTAGGAACAATACTAGTAGCAGTTGCAGAAATATCTAAAAAAGGAAATATTTCCTCTACCTTTAGTCAAATAGGAAAGGGAATGTTACAAATGTCAAAAGACATTAAAGTGGCAGCTAAAGAGTTAAAGAGTAGAGATACTAAAAAAGCTATCAAAACTATTAATGATATAATGGATTCCTTTGATACTAATAAGAAAAGAGGAGGAATATTTGGATTTGGAGGTAAAAAGAGAAGTTTACCCAAAACAATTAAACTTCCAGATATCGAGATGGGTAGCATAACAGCAGCCAGCTTACATCTACAAACTGCTATAGTAGCACCTATTGCTCCTGAACAAGAAAAAATGTTAATGGATCAAGAAACTCTAGGTAGAGTACACATTTCTGATGCTAGTATGAGTAAATTTAAGAATTATTATATAGCATATATGTGGGATCCACTAAAGAGAATTGCTACTGCAACAGAATCAATGGCATTGCATCAGAGTAAACCAGAAGTTGCTTTAAGTGTAGAAACGGAAAGAATGAAAAACGAAACAGCTAAAATGGAACTAAGAACAATGCAAGCAGGTGGTATAGGAGGAGCAACAGCAATAAATGCACCTACAAACAATATTAATAACAGTGCCACATATCAATCAGTAAAACCAACAGTTAGGGATGATAGGAGAATGCGAACAGCCGCTATAACTGTATAAAAGGAAAGATATATTATGACTAGAAAGGTGGAAGAATTGGAAAATATAGTGGATTCAGATCATGAAATGATTCTCTTATTAAAAAAGGAATTAGGAGAAGTACATAATCAATTAGAAGCAACAAAGGCAGATCACCACGATACAATAGAACAATTAGCATTGCACGAAAAAATATCTGCCCAACAAACTCTATTGAAGCACATATTCTATGGGGTAGTTTCTTTAATTATATGTATGTGGAGTTTAGTATTTGTGGGTTGGTTTACTCAACAAGAAACTATAGAAAGGGAAATGGCCTTCTTTGAAAGAATAATACTTGTTTTGATTGGTATAGTAGGTGGGGCAATAAGTAGTTTCTTTGATGTTAGAAACTTTACATTAAGTAGTGTAAATGGTAACAATGGAAATGGGAATGGGGGAGATAGTAAAAAACCAGATGATACAGGATAAAAAAACTATATGGGGGATCGGGGAGCTACCCCGATGCGGCCCACATAGTTCGATATAGAGACCCTGCAGGACTATTTAATGCTCTATATCTAAATCTTTACAGATCCTCTGCCAATCTAGCAAAGTAATCCATCTTATCTGAGGATCCAGAAGTTTCTGCAACTTCTTCCTCGGTGTCTGTGTCAATATTCAATTCAACTTGAGGCTCTTCCTCTTTTGGTGTATTTATTCTTCCAAATTTAGTAGATGGAGATTCTAATAGAATATCTTCTCTTTCCTCAACACTATCAGCGGCAGTACCAATATTTTTAGCTTTGCCCAATGCTCTTGACAATGATGCTTGCAATTCTTCATAACTCTTAAATTTACTTGGATCTAAGAAATCTTGCAATTTATATTGCAAACCCCAAATACGTTCCATCTCAGCATCATCTTGACTCAAAGGACCTTGCCTATCAAATTCAGACTTATCATAATTAGGCCAACCCTCAACTTTACGAATTTTTAGTTTAAAATTAGCACCTTCCCAAAAATCAAACGGATTAAATGCTACTTCATCCTTAAATTCAGGATTCATTGCTTCAGAAAGCTTATCATAAATCCTTTTACCATAACGATAAAGCATAACTTTACCTTCATTTTGAGGATTAGCTGGATCATGAACAATATATATATTGGACACATGACGTAATTTACGTTTCTGTCTACGAACTTGATCCTTATCTGCTTCAGGGCCATTGTTCCATAGTTCTGAATTAAACTCACAAACTGGACATTTCTGGCCAATAGAAGTTAAACAATTTTCAATATACCAACCACCAGGACCTTGAAATCCATGTTCCCAATACTTAACCCAAGGAACTTCTTCACCTTCACTTTGTGGGAGAAAACGAATTACAGCAAATCCATTACCACCCTTATCTTGTTCTGGCTTCCAAAAACGATCATCCTGATATGATTGTGTTTCTGTTTGTGATTTTTCAACGGCAGTTCTTACACTATCCATTAAAGATTGACGATTCTTCTTCATATTTGCAAATGTAGACATAGTATTACCTCAATATTCGTAGTATTTCCTGTTTGTATTTCTTAGTATTGTCAAAGTTTATAAAATCGCTATATCTAACCATCAACTTATAAGTCTCAGGCCAAACATATTCTTCTCTAATGTGGTTTCTCCAATCCTCTAGGTAATCAACAACTTTATCTAATATCAACATTGTTTCTAAAGAAATATCACCACCTAAATACTTCTTTAACAAGGATGGGTGTGATCCGTTATCAATACGAAATAGAGAATTAAAACTATCCGGATCATTAGAATCTAAAACACCATCAACTTCACTACCAACTAGATATGTCAATCTTTCTAATTTAGCCCTCCAGCTAGAATAAACTTTATAACCACTCTCTTGATCTATTATTGCACCATTCTGAGATCCATAAACAAAATTAGAAACAAAATAACCAAGCAATTCTCTCTGATTATAAGTTTCTGATAATTTCTCGAAATGATATCTATCTCTCCTTTTACTCAAGGCATCAGGACTAACTCTAACCCCACCATTAGCTTTAACATAATTAAAGTCTTTATCGGAAAAGTGCAATTTAACTCCGAGATATATTCTATAAACCTGTATAGGTTCTGTTTTAATCATAATGGTAATGTATTAACTTTATTAGTTAAAAAATTCTTCTCCCTAGCTTCTAGCTCTATCTTTGCTTTCAAAGTATTATCAATCAATTTACTCAAAATATTATAATCAATATCATTTTGTTCACAATAATATATAACAGCATCTATATAAGATGTATCTTCTTCTTGAACTAACTTTTCAATCTCTAAACCAAATGTTTCTTTGTTATTGAATATTGCTGAAATCTCATTCATTATATAGCTCCTATTGAGTACCACTCAGGTACTGATCTACCCTTCCATGCGGCAAGGTGCGACTTCTCATTGATATAATATTTACGGTAGGATGCTATAGAATTATCAGAAATCTTACAATAATCAGGCATCGCCGGTGTCGGTTGTGTAAATACCCCAACTGGAATATTAGAGGGTGTATGACAAAGGAAGTCTTTCAATTTAGTATAAGACTTATGCTCCTTGTTATATCGGTAAGTATACTCAGCAGACAATTCCTCAAACAAAAGATATAACCACTTGTAATTTGAACTAGAACTTCGTGTCCAGATAGTAGATGGATGATTAATATGCGTTGCCTTATACAGTAATGCGTGATTATCAATCTGATCTACAACTCGATGGGCACTTGACAGCAATTGAGCATACTCAAGTATCATTTTAACACAATGCTTATCATTATGTTGTTGGGCACAAATTCTTGGATTGTGGTCAAGATAAAAAATATTCATTTTTCCTCACTTGTTTATGAGTATATTATAACACATTGGATGGTTGCTTGTCAAGGCTAATTTAATAAGTAAAAGCCACTAGGGCAAAGCTACTAACTCCTCGATGCCTACTTCAAACGGACGAACCATTTTCAACATCTCCTGTCGACCAGCGGAGGTTTCACTTTGCTCAATAATGGCTTTACTTTATCTCTACGAGATTAATCTCGTTGAGTTCTAAATTTTTCTATCATTTCTTGTCTTTCTTCGGGAGAGGAATTTCTCCACTTCTCTATCATATCTGACGATATTCTTTGTCTCTGTCTAAAACTTCTTCTAGACCTCCGTCTCGAAGTACCTTGTGAAGTTTGTGTATTAACTTTTGATTCACCTTCCGTTGAACCTTTAGCTGATATTTCAGATCTTCCACTTCTTCCTTCAGTCTTTTTATTTGATTCTCTAGCCTTCCATGAGAGGAAAGCCATTCGTTCCAATTCATATCTTGTTCCATTATCTGTCTCCACAACATAAGATTGGATAGAAACAATTTTTTCACCTAAAAGAAAATCTCCAACCCTAACTATTTTATAATTATTTCTCTTATCAGATAAAATAGCATACTTATCATTATCTTTTATAACGGTCGAGATTAAAGTAAATACTGGTTTTCTCTTAGGCTTAACCCACCCTAAAGGACGAAAAAGATTATTACTTGCTATAACATCATAATGTTCTTCTCCGCCACTATAGGAAGGTAAACACAGGAGCAAAAAACTAAGTATTACTAAACCATTCATTGACCTCTTCACGCCATGCCCTTTTTTCCTGACTCCTATTGTATCTTTTTTTCTGTGTTTCTACTTTTTCTTCTGGTGCAATAGGAATTCTAACACTACTCTTAACACGATTCGATTTGATTTCTTTAAATTTTTGTTTCCGCTTTTTCATATTCAGATAAAATGGAGCCGAAGGTGAGATTCAAACTCACGACCTGATGATTACAAATCAACTGCTCTATCAACTGAGCTACTTCGGCTCATACAACTCCTTAAATATTTTTCTAGTTTCAATTAATGATTCGATATAATTATCTCGATTGCGAACCCACGCCTTAGTCTCATACCCAACATCACCTTTCTTCGCAACCATTAAAACCACTATATTATTTATACGCACACCTGTCATCTCTTCCCACATCAAACTATAAGCTGTTGCCTGGCAAAAATAATCTTCAATCCAACTAGTTTTCTTCATTTTTCTAGCAGTCTTAAAGTCTATTATTGCAGGAGAACCATTAAACTCCCCAATACAATCTACTCTACCAGCAATCTTAAACAAGTCAGAATACAAGGCAAGCTCTAAACCATCAATATTATCTACTAAATCCAAATATGGTTTCAAAGCAATAAACATAGAAGCTACATCAGGATTAATAGGAGGACGATGGAAAACAAAAAAATCAGAAAAAGATTTGGATGTATTTTGGATTGTATTATCTAAATACAATTCAGCAAGATCATGCAACGCAGAACCTCTTTGACCAGCAACATGTGTTATCTTATTAGCTTCGTCAATACCAACCTTCTCTCTCCAATTATTTAAACCTTCCTGCTTGCCCGGAAATTCAGAAAGAACAGTGGTGATAGAAGGATAATAAACACCATCTTTACCATAATAACGTTTATTATCTTTCTCTATCACATCTAAGGAAAAGAGGTCATTCCTCCTTTCCTTGTGCGTAAAAATTTTCATAATTTAATTACTTCTTTTTATTTGGTAAATCATCATCTTCTTGACCTAACAACAATGATTTTAAAGATTCCTTACGACGGCTTTCTCGACGTATCAAACCATCAGCAAAACTATCACTAGAATCATACAAGAATTGCAATTCTTGATGCTCAAAAAATTCATATAAACGTTCTGGCTGAGTACAGAAACCCATCCAAGTCATAACATCAATACCAAATCCTAATTGAATAGTAGAAATACGAGATGCTAAACCTAGTAATTGACCAGTTTTACCACTAAATACACCACCACCAGAATTACCAAAGACTGATGGAGCATTATACATCATATAATCCTTTTCCTCAATATCTTCTTTAAGATATGTCAAGGTTCCTGGATTAGCAAAAGGATCATGCAATAAACTACATCCACTAGTCCAAACTGGATCAAATAATCTCAAATCACCAATGTCATCCTTTGGAATAACTTGTGATACATAAGGCATTTGACGGGTATTATGTAATCTAACGGCTGCCAAGTCATGACTCTTATCATAAGCAATAACATCCGCTCTAGTTGAATTGGCTGAAAGTAACTCTGAACCTTCATATTCAAATACTTCCACAACAACTTCCTTAATCACATCTTTCTTGACTTCACGTTTAAGGAGAGAATCCCATTCATTTTTAACAGAAATAGCATCAGCTATAACATGCTCACATGTAAGGGCAATATTAATATACTTACCTTCATTATCAGGATCTGGTTCACTGTAAATAATAACACCTGAACCACCTGATTTCTCACATCTAACACGAACTACAGGATATAAAATTTGATCGTGTAATTCATCTTGAGTTAATAAACTCTGTGTCCCATTATTACTCATAATTTAACCTTCCAATTCTTTTATTTTAGCTTTTAATTCAGTAATTTCATCTTGTAATTCGGACTTAACAAAATAAAAAACTCGATTGAACACCCAACCACGCAAAAACTTATTCTGGGATGTTCGATTGGCATACTTAGAACCATTAAAACACAAATTAGCATAGAACATGGTTCTTTCTAATAAAATATCTTCCTTAGATACGTTTCCTGCAGATCGAATAGTTGCAGGCCCAATAAGACCATCAACATCAATACCTGCTCCACGATTATTAGCGGCTTGTTGAATGATTTTAACCGCATTTCGCTGGCCATGATTAACAACCATATCAAAATAAACTTCTCTAAGGTCTTCATCAAATTGATCTACTCTTGCTGGATCCCAAAAATCTTGCCTATAACAAGCTTTAGCATCCTCAACAGTCATATTTTTAATTTCATCTTTCGTAACATCACGCCCTTTATATTTAGAGAACGATGCCTGAGTAACTCCAAAATTTGTAGCTCCTCCACGATCATCAGGATCGTCTACATACCCTCCTTCGTGTGCTAGAACTACCTCTATTATTTCGTCGAACGTTGTCTTTGCCATTATTATCACCCTTTTTACTTTTTGCGGTGGGCTGGATGCGTTTGATGCCATCCTTAGCCCACGAAAAATCATAATTTACTATACGCACCCTATCCGCCTAACAATTGCAACACAGAGGATGACAATTGAGTAGCCTGAGACATAAGTGCCAAAGCTGTTTGTTGTTCAATCTGATAAGAAGTCAATTTAGCCATCTCAGCGGCTTCATCAAAATCATTAATTGTAGCAAGACTCTCCTCATTAATTTGAATCATATTACCAAGATGAGAAATTGTAAAATTAAAACGCTCAATCTTAGAAATCTGATTATTACGTTCACCCTCTAAAGTTGCTAATGCACTTTCCAAACGTGAAACCGCTTGTTCTGCATGTTCAGCACTATCTAATGTAGAAGGACTTACAGTATATTCATCACCAACAGCCCAAACTCCACCATCTCCATTATCTTGACCAATAGCAGGATGATTTGCATCTAACGTATGCGTATATTGACCAATTCCCAAACCACTGAGTGTTAAATCTCCCAAAGATACATCAATATTCTGATCTGAATTTGGTCCATCAATAGTAATTGCTTTAGTTCCGAAACTACCATCAATCAATTCAGTACCATCATACTCGGTATTCTGAGCAATAAAGTCAATCTCTTTTGCTAATTCATTATATTCAGTAACCAATGCTTGTCGTTGTTGTGATGTTAATTGATCATCCTGAGCTTCAGCAGCCACTTCCTTCATCTTAGCAACAACAGCTTGAATAGCATCTGTTCCAGCTAAAGCAGTTTCCAACAAATCTTGATTCTGTTTTACAACTTTATTAGCAGTTTTTAAGGTATGTAAAGTATTACCGATTCTATTACTTCGGGCTTGATCTGCCGCATTCAAATCTGGTCTACCTTCAGCCAAACGTTCCATTGAGTTTTCAATTAATTCCGTAGCTTTTTGATACCGACTTAGTGTTTTTTGTGTAATTCCTGATAACATACAATTCTCCGCTTTCATATTTTTAAAGTTATGCTCGTATATCTAGTGTATTTCCCTTAACGGGATCCAAGGGCTTATTTACTTCAACCACACTATCTTTATGCTTTTCTCTTTCATGTGTAGCCAATTCTATTTTAATGTTTGTTCTTGCAGCCTGTTTAGCTGATTGTACTTCCTGATATAGTCTATAATAATCATGACTATTCATCCTAGAAACTTGCATATAACCTCCTTTTTACATTTATTTGCCCTCAACTTTATAAAGATGTAAATTTCTCATATTAGTAAATCCAACTGGAAGGCAATATTCATTTTTTGTATATGGATCTTTGTAATATTGACCTTCACAATTAAAACTCTGCTCTTCCCTCTCAAGTTGAATGATTTCATCCGTAACAATTGATGTTGAATATTCAGAACATCCAATTGTTGTAATTATAACATATATAAAAGCCGTTGTCAAGGCTAATTTCACTAAGCTCATTCTGTTATATTGTGACCATAGGTAGAATTACCTAATACATCTCCTCCCACCGCTTTTGCGTTTTCGTGTATCTGTCGTAATCTGTTTTGGAATGCTTTATCTGGTTTTTTAATTCCGAGATTGACAGGATCACCAATAGCAGGTGATCCCATCAAAAGAATTATATTGTCAGACGTACCACATTCAGGACATGGACTATATCTAGGATTATTCCTCGAAGCAATAGTTTGTTCTTCTTCCCAAACATGCTCACATGTCTTACATTTGTAGTCGTATAGTGGCATTAGTCCTCCGTTAGTAGTTGTTTTCCAGATTTAATGGAAATAGTTCTTGGTTTCTTTTCTTCAGGAATAATTCTTTCTAAGTATATTTTTAAAATACCATCATCCATCTCTGCTTCCTTTATAACAATATCATCTGACACTGTAAAGGTGCGAGTAAAATTCCTTTCGGCAATTCCTTGATGAAGTATCTGATATTCATACTCATCCTTAGCAAGTCTATCCCAATAACCTCCACTACTCTTCCAATCCTTATCACTCGCAATCTTTAGTAAATTATTTTCAGGCTCATGGATTATCTTAATTTGATCGTATGAAAACCCAGCTATAGCCAATTCAATTACATAAGAATATTCTTGAGTTCTAATTATATTGTATGGAGGGAAATTACTTTGATTTTTATGTCCTGCCTGCTCAATAGTACTCCACAGAGCATCAAATCCTATAAAAAACGGATCTCCACCGGACTTAAAGTTTAATGTTTTTCTTGTTGTCATTTTTCTATCTCCTTTAAAAGCAAGATTATTTTATTTGCCATCTTTCGACTGGCATTATTATTTATACTTGTGAATTACTTAAACTCGCAAATCGTTCACAAATTGTAATATCCTCTATCTTTCTGATTAACTGCATGTTGCTAATAGGATATAACATCATATTCCTACCATCAGCAGTACGAAATTCAGTAGCATTTCTATCAAGGGCTTGATATATATTAACTGTTTCATTCACACCATACTTATTGCTGTAGGGTATCTCAACAA